CAATGATGTCAAAGATCTAAATAATCCCCTTATTCCGGGGCTATTTGATTAATTGTTTAACTCGTCCCATTTTAACGGGACACTAATGAAACCAGAAAAGAAATGAAGAATTTTATTTTTGCCATGTGTGGCTTTTTGATGATGTCTTTGGTCTCGTTGGACGTGCAGGCATCAAGTGTGGAATCTCCCAAGTGTGAGTATGTGAATCCATCTGTTGATGTTGGTTTGCCAGACATTCAGTGTATCACTTTTGAAGCATCTTCTGTTGATTGTGTTGTGCTGATCACTCCGCAGCCAATATTTATGGTTGTGGATAGTCCGGTGAAGCAAACAGTAACTATTACGGCAATGCAAAGGAAACAGATTTCAGTTCCTAAATGCCCGTTCCGGTACGTCTATAAGTCGAAGTATTGCACACATTATAGCCATACAGCATATAGTACACTGATTACACCATATTAAGATGACGGTAAACGACTACATACAACAGAAGTTTCAGATATTCGGCATTCAGGTATCGGAGGCTGACATTTTGGATATGTGTCTTACCTCGAAGATAAGCGGAGAGGATGAGATGAATGAGCATTGCTGTGTCCGTGTCTCTGTAGCAATTGCGAAGTTCATCCCCTCTCTTTTGCTTCGCGCCACTTCAATCAGTGAAGGCGGTTTTTCTATGTCTTGGAACATTCAAGGCATTAAGGATTACTATTCATTTCTGTGTAAGCAGTACGGCTTGAAAGACGAACTGAGTAACAAACCTAAAGTGACTTTCTTATGATATTCGCTCCACACATATTGCAGGTTAAGGTTATCACCCCGATGGATAAGGATGAGTTCGGCAGACCTATTCCCGGCACAGGTGGTGAGAGCTGGCAGGATATATGCAGATGCCGTTGTGATGATGTGAGTGCGGAAAAGAAAGTATCTATCAATGGTGCTTTGTATGATTTCAAGTACAAGGTAGTCTTTGACAAGCCGTCAAAGGTTGAAGCAGGTGCAGAGGTTCGTTGTTTGAATGCCGATGGAAGCATAAGAGGTGAAGGAGTTGCTAAAAGCCCTTTGGAAACAAACTATTTTTCCTATAGAGTAATATGGTTGGAATAGATGCAGACTTTTCGGATGTTGACCAGTTCTTTGAGGACGGAACAAGCGAAGTCGTTGCTGGCATGAAAGAAGAGGGAGAGGCATTTGTTGAAGATGCAAAAGCTACCGGAAACTATCAAGACCACACAAAACATTTGAGAGAATCGAATGATTATGAGGTTAATGAAGATGGCTTAATTCTGAAAAACGAAGCTGATTATGCTTCATTCGTGGAATCCAAAGGATTTGAAGTTGCAGGAAGTGCAGCGATAAGGACAGAAAAAAGATTGAAAGATAGATTTGAACGATGATAGTAACCACCGACATAGGAAACATCCTCTACCGGGACTGCAAGATTTTCGGAATAGACATAGTACCAGCAGGAGAAACGCTGACGGGTGAATTGAAGTCCGAAAGGATTGTCATCCACACGAAGAAACAACAGCCGGGAACTTATTGGAAGAAATCTTTCGCAGAAGTGAATCTATGTGTACCCAATTTAAGCGAGAATGAAGCGAACACAATCCGGCTTAACGAACTTGAAAGAAAGGCTGGCAAGCTGTTTGATGATGTAGTAAGCACCTATGATGGTATGACATATCGTTACTCTATTGATTCTATCGGTACAGAAGCGGACACAGCTTTGAAGTGTCATTATGTGAATGTGAGAATTTTGTTTAATGTATTAAATGTAAAATGATATGATTACAGCAGTAGAAATTGACGAACTGTATTATGCAGAACCGATTAAAACGGTTACTACTCCAGCTGCCGGATTAACAGGCGCAGAAGTAGCCACCATCTTGAAAAACGCAGCAACGAAGCGGGTCAAGAATGTGCATGGTGACACGTATCAATACGAAGAAGCAGAGGCAAGTGTAACTCGTTACAAAAACGCTTTGACTGGTGAGTACTACCGGGAAACGTCTGAACCGGGTGAGGTGAAAATCAACTTCACCATTGGTGAGTATGATTATGCTACAAAGGCTGATTTACAAGGTGGTAAAGCCACAGAAAAGAATTGGGAAAGAGGCAAGTATAAGCCTATTCATAAATGTGTGATTGGTAAAACCAAAGACGGAGTTTATGTTGTGTTTCCGAAAGCGGCTATCAATGCCCGTGGCTCTAATACCGATAAGGCTGTCGGATTGGCTGTTTCGGCCGTTCCCCTTTCCACAGGTGTAGATGGATTGGCTTCCGAAAAGTGGTTTGACGAATCGGAAGTTGTAGTGCCGGAAGGTTGATAATTTTTCAGTAAAAGGATTGTTTTCAGATGGCGGTGGGTGGTTGCTCACCGCCTTTTTAATTTAATGTTATGAATAATCAAGCAGCAAAAACGGTTTCTGATGCCCTATTAGGGCTGGATTTTAAAAATGTAGGGATAGGTGGAATCGTTTATACCATCAAACCGCCTACAATTAAAGTTATCTGTCGTGCCATTCATCATTTTTCCAATATCGCCCTGCGAGGAGATAATATCATGGAGGCTATTAAAGAGCTTCCTAAAGCTACTGAAGATATGCTGAAAGGTATTTCATGCTTCATCTGCGGGAATGATAGTTTGGTCAAAGAATTGGAGAACGGCACTTTTGAAGAAGTCAAAGATGCCTTGGAAGTCTGTTTCTCTATGATGGATATTTCGGCTTTTCAGTGTGTCAGCTCGATGAGGAACGTGTCGATGCTGGCAGCAAGACCGAAACAGTAGGAAACGCAACGTTCTTCGGGCAGATAGCCCATTTGATTGACACGCTTCATCTGAGTTATACAGAAGTGTTTGAGGTTATCCCTTATCGGAATTTGCTGATGATGCAACGGGATAAATTACACGCAGTATATGGTGGTCAAAAAGTGAATAGAATCAGTGGTAAGGAATTGGCTAATCGTAGGAAAAAGAAATAGATATGGCGAAATTATATTTTAAGGTAGGTAGTGACTGGGAAGAAGTTGTAAGACTTCGTAATGAAATTGCAAAATTAAAGCAGGAGTTAATGAGCATGGATGGCACGCAGTCTCCTGCTGCTTTCAAGGCTTTAAATGTTCAACTTGCTGCATCTAATCAAAGGTTGGATGAGTTGGTAACTAATGCCGCTAAAGCTGGAGCAGAGATGGAAACGGGATTCAAAAAAGGTATATACGATGGCGAAAAAGCTGTCAATTCCTTATCCGAAGAGATCATTAAACAAAAAGACATCATACGTGAGACACAGAATGATGTTTCAATGCTTACAGAACAATATAAGAAATTAGGAAAGTACGACCCTAAAAGACAATCTTTATCAGATGAATTAAACCGTGCAAAGGCAGCATTAGGAGAACAAAAGTATGCTCTTGGTGAATTACAATCACAACAAGCTCTTGCAAGATTATCTACCAAAGCTCTAAAGGATGAATACGCTTTGTTCAAGGATGAAAGCAAGGCTGTTGTTACCGTTAATGAAGGTGTAGGAGTCTCATTCAAGAAGACACTTGCTGCTATTGGTGGAATCGCAATGTTGAAACAAGTTGCTTCAAATGTAGTATCAACAGCTGGAATGTTTCAAAAGTATGAATCTGTATTAACTAATGCTCTGAATGGTAGTTCCGAAAAAGCAAAAGCATATCTATCTGACATAAATAGCTTTGCCGCAAAAACAAACTTCCAACTTGATGAACTGACGGATGATTTTATAAAATTCGTCAATCGTGGTATCACTCCTTCGATGGATGCCATGAAAAAAATGGGAGATTTTACCAATACAGTAGCAAAACCTTTCGACCAGCTAACAGAGGCGATACTTGATATAAATAATCCAGAGCGTTGGAAAGAGTTCGGTGTTCGTGTTCAAACAGAAGGGAATAAAGTTAAGCTTTCGTTCCGTGATATGACAGTTGAATGTGACCGAACAGTTGAATCTGTAATGAAAGCCGTTGAACAATTTGGCTCAATGAAAGGCGTTGAAGGCTCTACGGAAGCTATTGCAAAGACTATTGAGGGACAAATGTCTAATTTGGAAGATACGATAACAACGGCTTTGGCTGAAATAGGACTTGCTAATCAAGATTTGATTTCAGGAAGTATATCTGCTGTCGATACTATCGTTAAGAACTATGACATTATAGGTAAGAGTGTATTGGCTCTTATCGAAATTTATGGTGTTTATCGAGCTGGGTTACTGATAAATACTATTGTTGAACAAGGTTCTGTAAAGTCTATATGGGCGAAGATTACAGCAACTAAAGCTGCTACTGTTGCTCAAGTTGCATATAACAAGGTTCTCGCAATGAATCCCTATGTAGCAGTGGGAATGGCTGTTGTTTCACTCGGTGTTGCTGTATATACATTGGCAGAGCATACAACTTATGCTGAAAAGACGGCTCGTTCTGCTGCTGAGTCAATGGAGAAAATGAAAAATGCTTCTGAAAATCTGAAAAATAAGATAAATGAATTACTTAGCGTAATCAGAGATGAAACTTCTACTCAATATAAAAAAACAGATGCTTATTTGAAACTTCAAAATATACTACCGGAAGTCTTCAAAAATATGGATATTGAGAAGATAAAGTTGATGGATAAACTTTCTTTATTAGAGAAAATAAACAAAGCATCCGATAGGAGAGAAATTGTCGGAGCTAAGACGAGTGTTGTCTTAGCTCAAAAAGAGGTTGATAAAATAAATGCTTTAATAGCCGCAGATTCTCAAAGAGGTACATATTCAGGACAATATGAAATTCAACTATCAGATGCTAAATCTAAACTTGAAGCAGCTAAAAAGGTGGTAGCTGATATTGAAAAGATACAGGTAGAAGCTAACAAGCAAAAAGAAAAAGATGACAAGAAAGTTGTTGTTAAAAATAAGGAATATTGGACTAATCAGAAGAAAGAAGCAGAAACAGCCTTAAACTCCATTGCGTCTTCTCAAAAGAAATTAATGGATGCTGGTAAGTTTGAAGGAATAGACACTGCTGTTGTAAAGAGCTACAAGGGTAATGTTAAGAAGCTGAAAGAAGCCGAAAAAGAATTGAAAGTCTATGATTCTTCGTCCAAACAAGATAATCAAACCGAGAAACTTCGTAAGCAGACTGATAAATATAATGCCCTCCTTGATAAGCAATCATTAGAACAGCAACGTTCTACCGAAGATTTGCAGATGGAAGTTGATGAAGCCCGAATCAAAGCTATGGATGAAGGTTCTGCCAAGACTATCGCTGAAATGGAACTCAACTTTGAAAAGGAGATGCAGGCTATTGACCGACAAAAAGAAGATGCTTTGCGGAAGAAAGTTGAGGATGCTCGCGCTGCATGGGAAGCTAATCCGAAAAATAAAGGCAAGTCTTTTGATTCTCCCGATATTGAGTTGTCGGATGACGAGAACAAATATTACGATGCGCTGTATAAAGCAGCTGTCCTAAATAACGAAAAGATATACAGCAATCTCGCTAATGAATATCTCTCATATACAGATGAACGCCTTGCCATTGAAAAGAAATTCAATGATGATATTGCTGTACTTCAAGAAGCTCGTAAAAAAGCGGAATCTAAAGGTAATATGGATGAAGTAGCAAAGATTGACCGTTCTATAGAGAAACGTATAGAAATCAAGAATGAAGATATATTCAAACTTGATGCTGAACAATTCAAGAAAAATATGAATTGGGAACAAGTCTTTGGTAATCTTGACAAGGTTTCTACTGATACTTTGAAAAAGTTGAAAGCGAACCTTAAAGACTTTATATCATCTCAAAAGGATTTATCTCCTGAAAGCCTTAAAGAACTGGTAGATGCTATTGAACGGATTGATGATAAGGTTTCAGAACGTGATTCTTTTGAAACTATGTCTATTTCTTTCAAATCCCTCAAAGAAGTCACGGATGCACAGCGTGAAGCACAGAAAGCGTATAACAAAGCTTTGGAAGAAGGTACTGATGAAGAAAAGAAGAATGCCAAAGCCACCCTTGAAAGTGCAAAGAACAGCAAGCAGAAAGCCCTATATGAAGCCACGGATGCTTTACATAAAGGAATTAATGAGATAGGGCAATATGTCGATGCCGGTAATCAAGTTATCGGTATCATGGAAACGCTTGGTATAAAAACACCTGAATGGATGGAAGGAACAATGTCCGGTTTTGGTGAGATGCTGAACGGACTTGGAAATATCGACTTGATGAAGCCTATGTCTATCATCACCGGTAGTCTACAAACCGTTAAAGGGGCTTTGACTTCTGTTATTTCTTTGGGAGGATTAATACCGGGTTTGGATGGTGCCGATTATTCTCACTATAACGAGATGGTCGAGGAATATAACAAACTCAATGAGATATGGGATGAGCTGATAGACAAGAAGCTGGAATACATCAACACATCCTACGGAGCAGAAGCGGACAAGGTAGGCAAAGAGGCTCTTGAACTTGTCAACAAGAGCATTGAGGCGTACAGAATACTTGGGCGTGAACGATTAAACTCCGGTGCGTCTGCCGGTTCTCATTCCATTGGCAAGCGCATGGCAAAGAATACCTCGTCAAGCGACTGGCAGGACATTGCCGACGCACTCGACATGTCAGTCAAAGACGCCAAGGATTTTATAGGTACCGGACGCATGACAGGATTGTTTGACCTGACTACTGAACAGTTGGAGAAACTAAAGTCAGAAGCACCTACTTTTTGGGCTAAATTAGATGGCGATGTGAGAGATTATCTTGATAAGATTATCGAGGGGGAGGAACGTATTGAGGAAATCCATAATCAGATAAACGAGCAGCTTACACAAACCACATTCGATGGTGTGTACAGTAATTTCATAGATACCCTTATGGACATGAAAGCGTCGTCCAAAGATGCAGCCGAGGATGTTTCGGAATACTTCATGCAAGCTATGCTCTCCGAGCAGATAGGCACACTTTATCAGGACAAGCTAAAGAAGTGGTATGAGAAGTTTGCAAAGGGTATGGAGGATGGTTCTTTGACGGAATCCGAAAGAAATGCGTTGAACAGCGAGTATATGGGCTACATTGAAGAAGCGATGAAGCTCCGTGACGAGCTTGCCGCAGCCACCGGATATGACAAGATTTCGCAAGAATCAACATCCCAACCTTCAACTTCCAGAGGGTTCGGTACTGAAATGACACATGAAGATGCAGGAGAATTAAGCGGTAGGTTTACAGCATTGCAGATTGCAGGAGAAGAGATAAAGAATCAATCTACCATTCAATCTCAATCACTTAATCTACTAACAGTAAAAGCAGATGCTCTACTTTCCATAAATACGGAAACAAGAAATATTGCTGATGATACGAGGAATTTGATAGCGCAATCTTATCTTGAACTGGTACAGATTTCAGAAAATACAGGGGCAATCGTCAAACCTATTCAACAGATGCAAAGAGATATAGCAGAAGTTAAAAAGAATACAGCAAAATTATAGTCTATGGATGAATTATTAATTAATGGCGAAAACGCTTATACAACATGGGGTGTGAGAATGGGAGAGGGGTTTCTTGATGTTATTGGGGCATCCGCTCCCATGAAGGATTTTATTGAGAACAAAAGCCGACTTGAACATGGGAAACGGGTAATAATCAATAATCCTAAAGTCGATGAGAGGGAAATAACACTTTCGTTCACAATTGAAGGAAATTCCCAGTCCGATTATCAATCAAAGAAAAAAGCTTTCTTCGATGAGCTTTATAAAGACAAGATTGATATTCAAATCCCGGCTAATAGTAGCGAAGTTTACCATCTTATTTATACTGGCAAGAGTGTCACTTACGCACAGGGTTTAGACCGAACTTTCGGAAAAATTTCAGCCAAGTTCAACGAACCGAATCCGGCAAACAGAACCTAATTCACGACATTGGTTCTATTGTCGTGAATGTGAGTGCTCAAAATTGGGCACTTTTTTTTTTATCTCCGAACTTTGAAGACGTGGAACAAATCGACATCAAAGACATATCCGGTGCTATCCTGCTTACTACCCTTCCCAATGAAGGCTGCAAGCGTAAGTTTACTCTTATGAAGGAGGACTACATCACGTTAAAGTTCTCCTTGGAGAGTCCTATATTCTTCAAACTTGGTTCATACGTGGAGTGCGACTTCGGGCTGTTCGAGGTGTGTGACTTGCAGAAGCCAGAATTCAACACCGATAGCGCAGGCTACGACTATGAGTTGCAGCTTGACGCCCACTACTGGAAATGGAAAAACAAAATCTTTAAATATACCCCCGAAGTGGCCGGGCAGGAAGCGTCCTGGAATCTCACCGCTTCACTTGATGTTCAAGCCGGTATAGTCCTTAGAAATTTAAAAGCTCTTGGTTACAAATACAAAGGACAAGATTTTGTTTTCTCCATTAACAGCACTGTAGAGAATAAGGCGCTACTGATGACTTATGACAACATCAACATCCTTGACGCCTGCTTCTCTATGGCAAAGAAATGGGATTGCGAATGCTGGGTGACTGAAAACATCATCCATTTCGGACGTTGTGAGTCTGGCGATGCGGTGGATTTCGAGATTGGGAAAAATGTGCAGGAAATGCCACGATCAGAATCCCGGTCCACCTACGCCACCCGTATCTATGCTTTCGGCTCAACAAAGAATATCCCATCTGACTACCGCCCCGTTGATGAGACTGTAGTACTGAACGGCGTGGTGCAAAAACGCTTAATGTTGCCCGAAGGAACTCCGTACATAGACGCTTATCCTGGTATGACCATCGAGGAAGCCATCGAACAAGTGGTTATCTTCGATGAGGTCTATCCCCGAAGGGTCGGCACGATGTCGGACATTACCACCAAGGAATACACTGACAAAATAGAAAATGCCGACGGGACTACCACTGAAAAGAAGTGGAATGCCTACCGTTTCAAGGATACTGGCATTACCTTCTCAAAGGACTATATCCTTCCCGGTAATGAATTGAAAATCACTTTCCAATCCGGCAAGTTGAATGGTATGGAATTCGCTGTGACATTCGACCCTGAGGGAAAGCCGGAGAAACTGGAGAACGGTAGCTGGAACCCTGAGGCACAGCTTTGGGAGATAGTCAGGAATGAGGACTACGGCAGACCGCTTCCGGATGGAGTGCTTATCCCCGAAAATGGTGATACTTACATCTTATCGGGCTGGAATCCCATGAAGATAGCTGAAATGGGACTGGTAGCAGAAGCACAGTTGGAGTTAAAGGACAAAGCCGATAAGTACGTTGCCAAATCAAAGATAGACCCTTCTACATATAACTGTAAGATGATGTCGGATGTCGCATACAGTGAGGACGGCATTCACAACCTCTACAGCATCGGTCAAAAGGTCAACCTTATCAACAAGGCCTATTTCGAGAACGGAAGGCAGTCAAGGATTATCGGATTTGAATTCAATCTTGACCTGCCTTATGATTCCCCTATATACACTGTCGGGGAAACCGCTGCCTATTCCCGTATTGGGGAGCTGGAGGAGAAGGTTGAGAGCCTTACTCTGAAGGGACAGACCTATACGGGCAGTGGTGGTAGTGGCGTGTATGTGATAAGAAGGAATGACTCTACACCGGCCACGGATAATAACGTGTTTTCGGCTTTGCGTTCCTTGGCTATGTTCCTTCGCAAAGACCAGTCTGACGGCACAAATTTTCTGTTGAAGTTCGGCGAGTTTATCGACTCTATGGTCGCAGGCAAGGGTGCCGGAATATTCCCTGACGGCCGCGCGCAGTTTGAACGCCTTGAAGTCCGCGATTCCCTTACTGTCCTTGAACTTATCTTCAACCGTCTCTCTGCCATGGAGAGCGACTATTCCTTCTCCGAGTCCGGTACTATCGAAAGTGTATCGCAGCTTGAAGACGGCACATACAGCCTGAAGATGAAGAAGCGGTGGGATAACGACTTTACTGCACTGGCAGAAAACGATGTTGTATATGGTGTTGTCAATGACCTTACATCAGGTGGCGGCAAGTATTATACCTCCTGGCTACGTGTCTTGCATGTTGACATCTCAGCCAATATGCTCAACGCTGTGATGTACCCTGATAGCGAGGTGCCGGGTGGCAAGAATTATCCTCCTGAGCCGTTGATGATATTATCACACCGTGGCAACCCGGTGGATGAGGAACGGCAGGGTTATTGGTATCTGTCTTCTCGTGAGAAGTGTATCTGCATGCTCGATGGCGTAACGAAACCCATACTGGAAGAGAATAACTATGCCATCATCATAGGCAAGTTAAAACAGTTGTCACTGTTTGACAACCTGCCTATAAATTACCGCCATAGTTATATCTATTGCCGTGGTATTGCCTTACAGGACATCCTACGTATAGATTACCAAGGCACCCCAATCCGCAACGAGAACAACCGCGGGAAATGGAGTGCAAGCGAAGCGGTTAGTGACCCGTATAAGTCAGAAAAAGAAACCTACGATGCGGTGTATCATTATGGCTGCAAGTGGATGTGCCTGGTGACGGGCACCACGGACGAACCCCAATACGGTTCCGCATCCTGGGCAATGATCGAGGGCAATCCGGATTTCAGCATCGACATTGAGAGCAGCAACGGCTGGTACTTCGATGCGGAGCGTTTTGCGACCACCCTCACCATTACCGGTGAGCTGTACAACCGTGACGTTACGGC